TCTTATAGAGGTGTAAACCAAACTACTTTGGGAAACATCACCTCTGGTCTTGATTCTTTAGGCGCACCACCGTTGGGCAGTGCAACCAGGAGGGGCCTCACCTTGGGTTGATTAGAGGAAATCAGCGCACAGCGCCGTCAACACTGGTCCCGAGGCGTCACAAGGCACCGTCGAAAGAACAATGTCGGTGAAGAGCTGTACGACGTCTTCACCAGAAACATTGTAACGAAAACGACAAAAGAAATCAAAACAATAAAACTCAAGCTTCTCGGCACGGACGATCTTCTCCAGAACGTTGCTCGGAAGAAGGCCGTGGCCCCGAGCGGATGAGTGGATCATCTTCTCGAACACCTGATCCTGCGACAGGCGGCTGGTGGCAAAGAACGCGGCCGCCTCATCAGCATGCATCTCCGCGCGTTCGAGAAAGATCGCGGACAACTCATCAACAAATCGGAACTCATAGGCGTAACCGAGAGACTTGGAAAACATATATACATTGTCAGGAACGGCCTCGTCGGCGGCGGTCCTGACATTAAAACGTCCGAGAGCCTTCCCCATAAGTGGAACGCAGAAGGGGGTCCCACCCTCATTCCGCAGAAGACTCTTGGAAAGGAAAGAACATTCGAGGAACCACCGGTGCCTTTCAGCCTTGGCCTCCATTCTTGCCATCCGCGCTACAGCCGTGTACTTCGCGGCCGCTTTGCGAGGCAAGCCGACACACAACGAAAGCATGTCGTCCCCCAAAAAGAGAGCTTTGGCTGAGGACACCCGCCATTTTCGAAGGAAAGTGTAAAAGATGCTCATGTTCCAGAAAGTGTTGCGCAGGGTGGTAAAAACGACACCTGTGGCGAGCTGATTGCTAATCTCCATCTTGAACTGATGGACTCTGGAACGAACTGTGTACCGGAGGGTCGACAAAACCTCAAGGCGCACAAACGCCTCCTCCAAGCCGGTACGGCGGAGCAAAGTTGCGAAAAGTAAGACCACTGACCTACACTGAGTCTTGTCATTACCCGAAAAGTCGCACTGAAGATACGACCCTTCTGGGGCAGGAGAGTTCTGCACAAACTTCAAACTCTCCTGCACATCCTCCTTGTAAGCCATCTTAAATGAATGTGGTGTCGAACCATTGAAGCATTCTAGAGCGTCCTGAAAGATCTCTGTGGCACGCATGGCGATTGGACCCATCAATGCGTTGTAGATATCACTCCCTTTGTATATTATGCGTGGGGCCCAATTAGGCTTGTGCCCCACGAGGAGTGCTTCAACCTTGACAAAAAGGTCCTTAGACGAGATTGCGTAATGCTTCGTCACAGAGGTATAAAATTCAGAAACCGCCTCTATCATGCGGTCTTGCTTCGACTTTGGAAACCGAGCGAGCCACCTCTCAAACAGAGGTCCGCTCCAACCCCACTGCTCCTTCTCTCTACATTTAGGAAACAAAAGATCTAAAAACCGGAGGGCCG